GACACATCCAAAAACCTGGTTTAATTTTTTTGCTGTCTCTTGGAGAGGTCCTTGCAAATACGGTTTTTCATGTAGAATTTCTGTAACTCGCTGTCGATGGTCAGGAGTAATTATCATCCCATCAGCCCCGACACAAAACCGGGATCAGGTAATTCCATAATCATGTCTCCAGGAATGACAGCATCGAGATATTCAGGTCCTCTTGTGATAACACGACAGCGACAATTGAAGCCGTAAGGAGGATACGCTCTGCTCCAGAACGGGTCAGAAGCCAAAAGCATTTTCCCTTTCGTCGCCAAATGAGAAGGTCTTGTTCTCTTCGGTTCATCGACAGGGGCAAACTCCCAAACTGGAAAAGCTCGAAGCACAGCAGGTTGTGTCTGCATGGTATTTCGACCCACGCCGTAAGTATTTGCAGCATTCGTTCTGTAAACTGTCTCTACGTGACTAGCAGTGAGCCGTCCAGTGCCAGCAACATCAGAAGCTACCATCCCGGCACTTTTGAAACGTTCGTCAAGAGCTTTCGAGAACGTCTTTAAATCCGACCCTTGAGCAATATGTTTTGCTAGTTCATCCTGAGCAACTGCTAACATTTGTGTTGATTGAACACGGGCTATTGTGAAAGTCGATTTTTTCAAATCAGCAGATAGCTTCTCCCAGTCAGCACGGGGTAACAATTTCAAATTCAAGAACCATTTCATCGCGGAAATAAATGGGCTCACAGCAAAAGCTGCTAGTTCAACACTGTCACTTGTCGCCTTGAGATCTGTTCTTTCACCATTTTCATCTAGAATGTCTACTTCAACCGATACATCCAACACACCTAGAGCTGCTGACATTTGCATTGAGCGTTCCAAAGGACGGGAGTATGCGTAAAGGTCGAGTTCCTCTTGTGCTCTATTGAGAGCGTTGTAAATCTCAACGGGTCTTTCTTTTCCCTTCACTGAAACCTGAAACTCTTTTGCCCAGGCTCCCGAAGCTCTCCACAATTGTTTCTCACCTCGTTTCATTATGTCTTCAGGACTGCCAAATTTAGAATTCTCCCACTCCAAAAGATTGTCATCAGTGAGACAAATTTTCTGCTGCTTCGTAAGCATCGTAGCGTGACAGGTTGCTACAGCAAGGAGAGACTTCAATGTTTTCTCGTCTTCTATCTCAACCACTGTAGTTTCTTTTTTTTCTGGTTGTTTTATTGTGCCTCGTTTTGCTTCGAATTCTACGATGGTCAAATCACCATCTGGATCTGGTGTCCCATCAGGTAATTTAAGAGGTGGCAGATCTTGAGCCTCTCTGGCTTCGTTCACCGTAATAAACTTGTCGACAACCTGATTACCCACCGTTGCAGTTGGGGGTCGTGCTCCTGCCTCTTGAGATGAAACGCCAGGCACTGGTTGCTGCTCTCCTGCTGGCGGTGAAGTATCTTGTGGGTAGACTATAATGGGCCGTGGAGCAGGTGCTACTGGTGACGTTGGGGGTGTAGGCGGCTGGTCCATACGTACCACTGCCTCATCTTCTGCGGGCTTACGAAACCCACTTGTTTCATATGCTTCATCTAGAGCAATCGGAATACCAGCCTTTATCGCAGCGTCAAATCTTTGCACCTCTTTCATTCGGTCTGTTGGTAAGTCAAATCTCAAGCGGAAATTGGGGGCGTGTGTTAACTCTTTCCAGCCGAAATTAACTTCAATAAATGCATCAGTAAGGTCTCTCTCGATAATCTCAGACAGCTCGAACGCATCGCTCTGCAAAATCACTTGCTGCTCTCCCTGCATTACGTGCGCTTGCGGAGAATTCATACCAGCTTCTACTCCGTCAGTAGTGCCGATCTGTCCAAGCACTAGTTTTGAAAGCTGATGGTCAGCATCTTCAATAACCGCCGAATGAACATCTCCAGAACCTTTGCCTGGTTGCACAACGTCGAGCTTTGTGCCGCGGGGTATTCGAGCACTGTAAGAACGTCCGAGCCCGTCAATGATTGCATCGCCAGATTCGAGGTCTTCAATACTCGCTCTGGAATCATCTGGAACTTCAAGTATTCGCCAAGGCTTGCCAAACAGTTCGAGCAGTATCATTCTCTCTCTTGCTGCATAGCGTTTGAAAAAACTGTAATATAGACAACGTCGAGCGATGCCTTCTCTCTCGGGATATTCTCCGAAATTACTCGGGTTCCATTGGATAAATTTTCGCCAGTTTCCCTCTTTCTTCATCAATTCAGGGTCGAGAGATATTCCTACATTGACAAATTTTCCAGTCTGATACATTGGCCCGTTGACTATGCGCAAATCTCGTATCGAACCATAATTAATTCGTCTCGGGTGTATCCAATTGATCTTGTCGATGAGCATGGTTATGCGACCGTACTTTTCATGCCGCTCGCCAGCTACAGGTCTCCAAATCATTTCTTCAGCTGCTCGTCCATCAAATAATGCCCAAGAAAGACGTCGGAGTGTTTTTCTAAAACCCTCCAAATTAAGAAGCATCTGACGTACACAATCTGCATACCAACGGGCCTTGTCTTTATCTATATGTGGTCCTGTCGCAGGTCTAATTTCGTATGGCAACGATGAAACCGCACCGAAACGCTTGTTGAGTATGGCTCCTAAATGTGGGTCAGTATCTACAGTCTCTCTGCTGAGATCGGTAATTCGTTCCATCGCACCATATTCAGCAAGCCGCATAGCCGTTTCAATTCCATCAAGAGAAATTGAACGACCAAAACGATAACGCCATGCAGAGTTTATTGTGCCCACATCGTTTGGTATAGGACGAGTCAACTCAGGTTTGCTCAACCGCGATGGTACAGCGTTCGTTTGAAGTTCAACAGAGTCTGTCGATACAATATGTCGAGCCATGGATCAGCCTTTCTTGAAACCGTCTACTGCTCCCAATATTGCACTGACAAACTGTTTCCGCAAGTTGGTAGGGGCTGGCCCAATTGTCTCAACAGAAGCTGCTGCAACATCTTTGCTCTCTCTTGCCTTCTGCAGAGTGACATCTATCCACGGCTTGAAACCGCCAACCCACACCTCAAGAGCGTGAAGAGACTTTTCAGCTTCCTTATCATCATTCGCTTCTGCTACTTGTTCTCTAGCGACTGCAACTGACTGGTTGAGCGATGCACTTAATTGAGTCGCCATCATTTCCATACCAACACCAGTACCGTGCTGTACTCCTGCCTGATACATTTCCCATTCTCGCGCAGTAAATTTTATCGTCTTTTCTTTTTCCATCAAAAGCCTCCTCCTGTTTGGAGTTGTCGAACTCTACCGATTGACGGAGGTGCAGACGTTCCCCCTCCTTTGCGTAATGCCTCGCGTGATATCCAACAACTCATCAAATGGTCCCCGGTATGTGCAGGGGGTGGCTGATAGTACAAACAGTCATCAATGAATTTCTGAATTTCGGGATGAACTTTCCCTGTAGAACTGTCGCACGGTATTGTCCACAAACCATTTTGAAACTCTGTAAACAAACTCTCTACACCAAAGTCCATATCAAACTTATTCACACGTGTTGTAGTGTGAGCATGAATGCGAAGGTTGGCATTTCTTCGTAATGCAAACTCCATCAAATAACGCTGTGCTGCGTTACTCTCTACAGTGATTGACGAATTGTATCGTTCAGCTTTCCTCAATAGAATGTCGATGATTTCTGGCCCGTCATATTTTCCGCTCTCAATATCTAGTATTCTTCTGTCACCATCCTTGTTGAGAGCTGTCGTAAAAAACACTGTGCTATCGTGTTTGATTCCCTTGCCAATGGCTAAATCGATTCCTGTCGAAACAGTATCAGGACCATCATAACCAGGCTCCATCGTCAGCCCTCTGCCCCTGAGTTTACATTTCTCTATCCAATCTCGTTTACAGCGAGCAGCACCTTCGTTCAATGGCTCACACAAATAAGTTCTCGCAAATTCGTGAGGAGGTGTAGCTGCTTTGCCGTCCTTGCCATAACGCAATTCCTTGATCCTAGCTTCGCTAAATCGTCCTGGCCAGAGTGGTGTTTTTTCTTCTGGATCTGGATCATGTGCTCTCAATCTATACCAATCATGAATACTGCCTATTCTTGTCTGGCTCGGTCTGATGTATTTGTCTAATGCTTGTGCAAGCCAGTTGGTGTTATAATTTGACACTCTGATGTAACCATAAATATCCATCGTCAAAGTTGCCCATCCGTGCTCTTCTTCCAAAACAAATGTAAGGTCTTCTCTGTGCCAGGGAGTATTTGTGACGATTGCCCTACTGCCAGTCGGGTCAAGTCGTGGAGTAATTTCGCCAAAGAATTTTGACAATATGTTTTCACGAGAAGTTTTTGTTCTCGTATTCTGATGATCCAGAAGGTCATCTGCAACAACACCAGAAAGACGAGAACCAATGATGTTTTTACTCTCAATGCCAGCCGCTATTACAGACGGGTCACGAATGCCGGGAGGTCGTGCAACTGTGATTTTATTTGCAGCCCAAGCATCGCTCGGACTACGCGATCTCTGTAAACGTGGAAACACCAGAGACAAATCATTCGCGAGTTGTGGATCTATGATGTATTCAGAAACCATCTTGAGCACTTTTTTTGCTTGCGCTTGTGCCCCTGAAATAATAGCCCATCGTTCACTCGGTTCATTTCCGAGAAGCCAGAGACAAAGCGCTGCCATTGAGAATGTCTTGGAAGTGGACACTGGTATTCGAACGACACACCAGGGATGATGCTGCACAAAATTGAATAGTAGTTGCTGATGTGGTGCAGGTTCCAAAGATTCTTTCGTCAACTCATGCCGCATTACCATTCGATAGAATTGCTCTAAGCTACCCTGAGCTTCGTGCTGCATCCGAATCATCGCTTGAGTGAACAGCTCTTCATCTGTGTATTGTTGTGTCATCGCCTTTTTACCTTGCCTCTCATGACATCAGCAATCAGCGTACGAATAACTTGAGACAAAGAACAGCGTTTCTCTTGAGCTTCTTTTTTCACCCACTCATGAAGGTCGCTATCCAAATGAATTTTCAGTGCGTTTTTTTTCATGCCCCATGATGGGGCTAGATGGGGTCAATGTCAAATGAGGATTATCAGGAAAACAACATCTGCCGGATTTGCTTTGCTGCAAATTCCTTACCCGTACGAGAAGTGAAGCCTTCTGCATGGATTGCTTTGGCTGTAGCTCTCAGACTCAATCCATCTTGATTAACAAGCTCTCTAACACGTCGTAAGACTGCCTGCTCTTTCTCGTCCACTGTCAACCGCTTGTTCTCAACTCTATACCCGTAGGGTGCTCTACCTCCAGTGTAACGCCCTTCGTTGCGCATGTGCTGCATCGCAGCAGAAGTCCTTTCAGAGATTTGATCTCTCTCGAACTCTGCAAGAACAGCTAACATGCGAAAAACCATCTTCCCCGCCGCTGATGTCGTGTCAATACGCTCGCTCAGGCTTACGAGGTCGGCCCCTGCTGTGTCCAATTTTTCTGAGATGGATAATGCGTCCTTCGTCGATCTCGCCAGTC